TGTATGGAAGTTTACATCTAGTGGAAGTTTAACGATTTCATAATGGCACACTTTGCAGAATTAGATGAAAATAACAAAGTGCTTCGTGTGATTGTTGTTGCTGATGAATTTGAGGCAGATGGTGAAAACTGGTGCCACAATGTATTTGGTGGCCGCTGGAAACAAACTTCTTATAACAATAACATAAGGTACAATTATGCAGGTATTGGTTCAACATATGATGAAGAACACGATGCATTTTATGATGTATCACCATATCCATCTTGGGTGTTAGATGAAAACTTTAGATGGAAAGCACCAATAGATTATCCAGATGATGGAAAAAATTATTATTGGAATGAAGAAACAGTACAATGGCTAGAAGATTTAAATTGGAATGAGGTAGAATAATGGCAGCGTTAGATTTCCCAGCGTCACCAGTAGATGGTCAAATATATGCAACAGGAACTTTTAGTTGGCAGTGGTCAGCTACTATAGGTGGCTGGAACTTAATAACAACAACAGTGACTGGGCCGACGGGTCCAACTGGTGCTGCATCAAATGTCACGGGACCAACGGGACCAACGGGCGATACGGGTCCAACGGGACCTACAGGAGCTGCCTCTACTGTCACAGGACCCACGGGCTACACAGGACCCACAGGGCCTACAGGACCTACAGGAGCTGCCTCTACCGTCACAGGACCTACGGGACCAACAGGATATACGGGCCCTACTGGAGCTGCAGGTAGCGCATCATCAACTGGCGCAACGGGCCCAACTGGCATTGGTTGGCAAGTTTATCAAACAACTGGTTATATTTACTATGTAGGTGCTACTGGTTATAACATGGCAGCTGGAGAGGGAGCAATGAATGCAACTGCTCCTACTGGTGGTCTTAACATTGCTATTGGTGCAGGTGCAATGAATGATATTACTACTGGTAGTTATAATCATGCTATTGGAACTGATGCACTACGTCTTGTTACAACTGGATCTAGAAACGTAGCCATAGGTTTACGTTCACTTGGTGGTAGCGATTTCTATGCTGGTGGCACAACCACTGGTTCGCGCAATATGGCAATTGGTCACTATTCATTAGGTTTAACTAACGGTGACCGTAACGTAGCTGTTGGTGAAAACGCAGGATTCTACAACACATCTGGTTCTGACAACGTAGTGCTTGGTTCCTATGCTGGATACAGTCTATCAACTGGATCTAGAAATACTGCAATCGGTCGCCAATCAATGTACAACAGCACAGTATTTTATGCTGGAAGTATAACTGGCAGTGATAACGTAGCCATTGGCCAGGGTACAATGAATAGATTAACTAGCGGTGCTGGTAACTTAACAATTGGTAACAGTGGACTTACTTCCAATACTTCTGGTAGTTACAACGTTGCTCTTGGTAACCAGGCAATGTATTCAAATACAACTGGTGGAAGTAACGTAGCAATTGGAAATCAAAGTTTATATTCAAATTTGAATGGCAATGGTCAGGTAGCAATTGGTAGCGAAGCCTTATATACTTTTACAGGAACTGGTTCTCCAAACGTAGCCATTGGTACCAAAGCACTATTCAGTGCAACAACTGGTGCATCTAATATTGCAGTCGGTTATTACTGCTTAAAAGATTTAACATCTGGAAGCAGTAACGTAGCTGTTGGGCTTAGTGCATTAGAAAATGTTACTACTGCTAATGATTGTGTTGCAATTGGAAATCTTGCAGGAGAAGTTAATAATGCAACTGGTATTACAGCAATTGGTTACTGGGCACTTAAGGCTAATACAACTGGTTCCCATAACGTAGCACTCGGTTATGCATCAATGTATCAAAATACAATTGGCGCAGAAAATACTGGACTTGGAGAATATACATTAAAGTCTAATACAACTGGAACAAGTAACACCGCAGTTGGATATTATGCATTATCAAATAATATAGGCGGAGGTGAAAATACAGCAGTTGGTAGACTTGCAGGATACAGTACGGAAGGAAATCAAAACACTTCATTAGGTGCAAATGCTGGTAGAAGCCAAACTACAGGAAGCAATAACACATCTCTTGGATACTATGCAATTCCATCTGCAACAACTGTAAGCAATGAGTTTACTCTTGGTAATCTTAACGTAACAAATCTCCGCTGCAATGACACTTCAATATCTTCTTTGTCAGATGCTAGAGACAAGACAAATATTCAAGATATTCCAGTAGGATTGGATTATATCAATGCAATGCATCCTGTCATGTTTGATTGGAACCGCAGACCAATCTTGAATGAAAAGGGAGAGCAAGTATTAGAAGATGGATTCATTGGAAGAAAAGACTTTGGTTTCATCGCTCAAGAACTAGATGCTGTACAAGAAACATTTGGTTATGCCGACCACACAAGACTGGTTCATAAAAACAATCCAGATAAGTGGGAAGCAGACCCAATGAAGACATATCCAATTTTAATTAAAGCAGTACAAGAACTATCAAGTCTTGTAGAAACTCTAACTCAAAGAGTGATAGAATTGGAATCTGGCAGTACTAATTAGATAAGCAATTACGAAGGAAACAAATGAAACAGTTCTTTTTTATGGCTGGAATGCAACGTTCTGGCGCAACAATTATCAGTGCAATATTAAATCAAAACCCAGATGTTTGGGCATCACCTGCAAGTCCATTATTTAGAATGATGACAACGCAGATACAAAGCCATAATGAACTTGAAAACATAGACTACAATAGAACTGAAGCAATAGATAGCGTAATTAGATCTATTCCGCATACCTTCTATGCAGATAAAAAAGCTAAATATATTATTGATAAGAATCTTAACTGGCCAAATCCAGTGGGTGCAGAAGTTATATTTAAATATATAACACAAAAGATTAAGTTTATATGCCCAGTAAGAAATGTGCTAGACGTCATTGTTTCTTTTGACACAATCATTAATGCTAATCATGATTCTAAAAATAATATTATGGATGAACTAGTATTGTCTCAAACCTTTCCAGGTAAACCATTAGCAGATAGAAGAGCTGATTTCTTGATGCGTCATGATAAAGACATCGCTTTAAGTTTAGAATTCATGCAGCATGCAACACTGCCAGAATTTAGACACTTATTCCACTTTGTAGATTACGATGATTTTATAAAAAACCCAGAACAGGAGATTAATAAAATATATGACTTTTTGGAAATTCCGAAATACAATCATGAATATCAAAACATTGTTGACAGCACAGGCATCTCAAGAGAATCTCTTACAGGCATCAAGGACCTGCACACGATTCGCCACACGATATCTAAAATCTCCCGTAGACCAGAAGACGTGCTCCTGCCAGAAACAATAAAACGTTATTCTGGACTAGAGTTCTGGAGAAATATTTAATGCAGATAGATGAACTATTAAACGAGTATAACTTTAGAAAGTGCCGTGGTCCAGAGAATGCCACAGTTGAAGAATTAGCTGAAGCATTTGCATTCTTCTGTGAAAACTATGCATATATTAAGCATCCTAACCAAGGACGCATTGCTCTTAAATTAAGGGACGCGCAAAAAGAAACTGTTAAAGTTTGGTTAGGTGAAAGATATACGATAGTTCTTAAAGCACGTCAGATCGGATTCTCCACGCTGGCTGCAGCATATGCATTCTGGATTACTTATTTCTGGCCAGATAGATTTGTGGTCATGTTGTCTAAGACTGAACGTGAAGCTACAAAGCTATTGCAGAAAGCTAAGTACATCTACAAATTCCTACCAGATTGGTTAAGATTATCTGGACCTGAACTGCTACAAAACAACGTTTTAAAGATGTCATTTGGCAATGACTCGGTTATTGAATCTTTACCATCAGCTAATGAACCTGCTCGTGGTGAATCCGTTTATCTAGCAATCATTGACGAAATGGCATTCTTGCCAAACCCAGAAGAAGCTTGGGCTTCTATTGAACCAATTGCTGACGTGGGCGGTCGTGTTATCTGTCTGTCTACTGCTAAGGGTGAGGGCAACATATTCTTTAATCTATGGCATGGTTCACAGACTGGAACCAACCGTTTCCGTGGTATCTTTTTCCCATGGTCGGCCGCAGATAGAGACCAAGCTTGGTACGATGCTCAAGCTGCAGAACTACCAGTATGGCAGTTACACCAAGAGTATCCATCAAATCCTGAAGAAGCATTCATTCGTTCCGGTAGACCAGTATTTGATATTGATGCTATAAATAAATTTGAAACAGAAACTCCTAAGAAAGGTTTTAATAAAAAATTATCTGATGTTCGAAACTCTTATATGTTTGAGTCCAATGGCGGACCACTCTCCGTGTGGGCCTTACCACAGGCTGGGGCTAGATACGTTATTGGGGCCGACGTGGCCGAAGGATTGGCCCGAGGTGACTATAGTTCCGCTCATGTTATTGATGCTAAGTCTGGTCTTGTAGTAGCCCACTGGCATGGTCATGTGGATCCAGACAAGTTTGGTGAAGAAACACTGTATGCCCTGGGATTCTTTTATAATGAGGCACTGATTGGTGTTGAGTCCAACAACCACGGTTTAACTACCTTGACCGCTTTAAATAAAGCTAATTATGTTAATTTATATCGTCAGCGTCAATTAAACCAAAGACATGCTGAAGCCACCGAAAAGCTGGGTTGGCGCACAACAACTTTGTCAAAGCCTTTAGCTATAGATGAACTGAATGCAAACCTAAGAGATGGTGTACTGGCTCTTAAATGCGAATACACCATTGCTGAACTTAAAACCTTTGTCCGTGATGACAATGGCACAACCCATGGCTCACCCCATGACGACCGAGTCATGAGCCTAGCCATTGCCAACCAGATGTTAAAGTATGTTTGGCTGCCAGAGTACAGCCCAAAGACTGATGCTCCATTTGGTACACTGGCTTATTTTGCCAAAAGAACTAGGAAACCAGAGAAAGCTCGTGACCGTTACTGGATCGGTGAGTTTAATAATTACTGATTATGAAAAAAAAATTATAGTATAATAGGAGCTTATATGAAATGTTCTACCTGCGAAAGACCGATTGAGTCAGAAAACGACATCAAAAGAGGCTATTGCTTCAGATGTCATGTTAAAACTGTACGATTGGGTTTTACTTATGGCCGAGAAGTGTTTCATGGACCAACCGAAAGAGAGCAACAACGAGAGATGGAAGAATCACCAAGGTTTAAAGCAGGAGAAATTGAAAAGATTCCAGCACGCAAGGAACTGATTTAGTGTGGCTGATTGGGTCGTGCCTGTTCTTGTCGCTGTTATTGGCGGTCCTCTTGTGGTTTTAATTCAGCAGTTTAGAAAAGAAAGCTCTGAACAGCATGGCGTGTTAGCCGGCAAGATAGACAAAATAAACGATAAACTTGATAGTCATATTGAGTGGCATTTAACTAAAACACCAAGAAAGAAGACCAGTGAAAAAAACAGCAGCACAAAAAAAGATATCTAAGGTAATGAAGGAATACAAAGCTGGCACATTACATGCCGGTAAAAATCCTAAAGGACCTAAGAAAGCAAAAATAGTCAGATCCAAGAAACAGGCTATCGCTATAGCTTTATCGGAAGCTGGAAAGGCTAAGAAGAAATGAAATCTAAAAAGGGCATGGGCTTTAAAGCAGCTCAGAAACAAATCGCAAAAAAGGGTGGGTACAGCATGGAAACAGCAGGTGCAATACTTGCGTCAGCTTCACGTAAAGCCTCTCCCGCAGCAAAAAGAAAAAACCCAAACCTCAAGAAAGTGAAAGGTAAATAATGTTACTGCAATACTCATACACGTACGATAGTACTTTAGCAACACCAACATCAGACTGGGCACCAGTTAACTGTGCAGGTTATGATACAGTGGCATTGACCATTGAGGCACCTCAGGGTTGGGTTGGAACAATTTCATTCTGGGGTGGAGCAGCACCAAACCAAACTTCTCCAGCATTGTGGTCATTAAACGATGCAGAAGATTCTTCATTAGTATCTCAAGTAGAAACTGTTGTTGGTTCAACTCCATCTTATTTTTCTAAAAACCTCAGAGGTAGTGTAGCTGGATTGTCAGAGTTTGGTGTGTATTTTGCAAACCCAACAACTTATGTATCTGCTGCTGGAATTATTTATGTTCATTTTGGCTTCTACGCAAGCGCCAAGTAATGCCTAGTCCAAACGTTCAGCCTAGAGATATGGATGCAATGAATAGTACAACAACGCAAAAATATCCTACAAAGAAAAAAAAGAATAATCAAAACTACAAGAAGAAAAACAAGTAACATGAAACCATCAGAAACGCCAATGGGCGAGGCATTCAAAATTGCTGTCATGGTCAGCATGCCAAAAGAAGAAAAAGAAAAAGAGATGGAAGGGTTACCTGAAGGTGTAACCAATCCAATCATCAAACTTGCTCCAGCAGAAGCAGAGTATGTTGAATCAATGTTTGAAATAGTTGAAGAGTATGGCAAACTAGCTGATAATGATGGCAATGGTATTTGGGTTGGGTATGAACCCGCATCGCAAAATGAAAAGAAAGCAATGGGAGTTAAATGTTCTAACTGTGCTTTCTGGTGTCCTGAGATGAAAGGTTGCCATATCATTGTAGAAAAAGCTGAGCCAAATGGTTACTGCAGATTAGCAGCTATTGGCGAAGGACTAGCAAAAGGTAGAAAATAATGGCATACAAAAAAGAAGTTTGGGATACACCGAATCCAAAAAAGAAATCAACAAAACTAACACCAGCACAAAAAGCTAAAGCTAAAGCCGCAGCTAAAAAAGCTGGAAGACCATATCCAAATCTAGTTGACAATATGGCAGCTGCGAGAAAGAAGAAGTAATGGCTAAAACTCCTGCATGGCAAAGAGCCGAAGGCAAAAACCCAAAAGGTGGATTGAATGCTAAAGGTCGTGCATCTGCTAAAGCTCAAGGAATGGATCTAAAAGCGCCAGTTAAATCTGGTGACAATCCACGCAGAGCGTCGTTTCTAGCCCGCATGGGCAACATGCCTGGTCCAGAACGTGATGCAAAAGGTGAGCCAACAAGATTATTATTATCATTGAATGCATGGGGTGCAAGTTCTAAGGCCGATGCTAAGAAAAAAGCCGCTGCAATTTCAAAGCGTAATGCAGCTAAAGGAAAGAAGAAATAGATGGCTCGTCAATCAAATGCAGATAAATTAAATACATATAGAAAGCGCTTAAGCTCTTCAATACTGTGGCGTAGGAATGAAAACTACGACCAACTGTGGCAACGTTTAATTAACTTGTATCGTGGTAAGCAGTACCGTGGTTATGTAAATGGTGACAGACTTCTTGTAAACATTGCATTCTCAACAATCAATACGTTAGCTCCTGCTGTTTCTATTGGTCGTCCAAAGATTAACGTTAACCCACGTAAACCAGACGATGATGCAAAAGCAATTGTGACTGAATCAATCATTAACTACTGGTGGCAGCACTATGGTTGTCAGCCAGAGTTCCAGAGAGCAGTAAAAGATTATTTGATTATTGGCCATGGCTGGGTTAAGACTGGCTATCGTTTCGTTGAAGAATCTAAACTTAATGACATTCAAGATACAGCTGATGAAGCTGCAACTGGTGACCCTAAAATAGTTGGTGACGTTGAATCAACATTTGTAATTAGAGAAGACCGTCCATTCTTGGAACGTGTAGATCCTTTCGATATGTATGTTGATATGGATGCATCTGACATGAATGACCTTCGTTGGATTGCACAACGTACACGCCGAACATTAAAAGATGTTAGAAATGATGACCGTTACGATGCCGCAGCAAGAAAAGAAGTAGGTCCAAGCACACAACAAAAGTATGGTGACCTTCTTGTAAACAATACATATGCAACATCTAATACAAGTCCCGATGAAGTATATTGCGACATATTTGAATACTACAACATTGATACCGGTGAGATGTGCATCTTTGCTGATAGTGGAGACAAGTTCCTAGTTAAGCCAACTAAGATGCCATACGTATTTGGTCATCCATTTATCATGATACGCAACTATGAGATTCCTGGTTTGTTCTACCCAATGGGTGAGCTTGAGGCTATCGAACCATTACAGTATGAATTGAATGAAACTCGTACACAGATGATGAACCATAGAAAGCGCTACAGCCGTAAGTGGTTGTTCCAGGAAAATGCCTTTGATGACTTTGGTCGTCAAGCCTTGGCATCGGATGATGACAACGTTGTAGTTCCAGTTAAAGGTAATGAGAACTTAAATAACGTTGTTGTCCCAATGCCGGCGTTAATTAACCCACCAGAATTTTATAACCAGTCAAGTTTAATTCAAAGTGACATTGACCGTGTATCTGGTGTATCTGAGTACCAGCGTGGAACTATCCCTGAGACTACCCGCACTGCCCGCGAAGCATCAATCATTGCTGAAGCTGGTAATGCTAGAGTTGCAGAAAAGCTAGTTAACATTGAAAACTCAATAGCAGCCTGTGCCGCAAACTTAATTATGCTAGCCCAGCAATTCTTAACTGGAGAGCAAACTATAAGAATAGTTGGTACTGAAGCTGCACCTGTATGGTTGACTTTTGATAAAGATTACATCTCTGGTGAATTTGACTTTACAGTTGAGGCTGGATCTACAGCCCCAAGAAATGAAGCTTTCCGTAGAGATATGGCACTGCAGGTAGTTGCCGCAATGCAACCATTTGCTGAGGCTGGACTCGTAAATCTACCAAAGCTAGCTGAATATGTACTATCAACTGGATTTGGTATAAAGAATCCAGGTACATTTTTACAATCACCACCACCACCACCTGGTCCAGAGGGCATGACTCCAGACCAAGCAGCCTTAGCAGGACAGGGATTGCCACCTGGCATGACTCCAGATGAGATGGCTGCTATGCAGTCTGAACAAGCACCTGAGGGTTTACCACCTGAATTAATGGCTGCTTTAATGGGTGGAGGAGTTCCAGCCCAAGGCGCAGCAGTACCCCCAGCAGCTGGTTTACCACCTGAATTAGCCGGTTTGCCGCCAGAATTATTGGCAGCGTTACTGGGTGGTGCGCAATAAGTAAAAGAAATAGGTAAAATTTTTTACGGTATATAGGAACAACCGAGCAGAAGGATGAGGATTCCAAATGAGTAATGAAGATATAAATAATGCTAGTGCTAGTACTGAAGTAATTGACCCCATTATCGAAGATGGACAAGTTGATGAAACAGGTGAAGCTCAAGCAGAAACTCCTGTAGAGGAGCAAGAACTCTTTGACTATACAGAGATTGCTGACAAGGTCATCAAGCTCCAAGTAGACGGCGAAGAAGTTGTCGTTCCAGTAAAGGAGGCTCTAGCTGGGTACCAGCGTCAGGCGGATTATACCCGCAAGACACAGGAACTTAGCGAGCAAAGAAAGCAAATACAGTATGCTGCGGCATTAGCAGAAGCTCTGCAAAATGACCCAGCTGCTACTTTGCAATTGCTACAACAGCAATACGGTATAGCTAATCAACCTCAGGAAGAGGAATGGCTAGACCCAGCTGAACAGCAATTCCGTAGTTTAGAACAGAGAATCGCAGCTTTCGAACAACAGAAAGCTTTAGATGAACTGACAAGAACTATAGATTCTTTGCAAGGCAAATACGGAGATGATTTCAATGCAGATGAAGTTGTAGCTACCGCTTTAGCCAAAGGATCTACCGATTTAGAGGCAGTCTTTAAACAGATTACCTTTGATAAAGTTTATTCTAAAGCAACTGATGCTCAGAAGAAACTGATGGATGAACAGTCCAGAGTTCAAGCTAAGCGTCAGGCAGCAGTGGTTACCGGTGGAGCAGCAGCAAAAGCACCAGTCGTCCCCGCAAAAGCCGCACCTAAATCAGTATATGAAGCCTTTGAACAAGCTAAAAAAGCTCATGGGCTTTAAACCAAAACACTAACATAAGGAGATAGTAAAATGACTTCACCAAACGTGCAGTCCGTAGATTACAATGCACTGTTTTCTACAACTCTACAAAACTACCAGCCAACGCTGGTTGACAACATCTTCAAGGACCTCGTTCTTTTGAACCACCTCAATGAAAGAGGAAGAGTAGTCGTTGAAGAGGGCGGTACTCAGATTGTTGAGCCAGTCCTTTACGAGGCTAACGGTACAGCTGCAGCTTATGCAGACTACACCCCAATCTCGTTGACACCACAAGATGGCATCACATCCGCAATTTACGACTGGAAGCAGATTGCTGCTTCTATCGCAATCAGCGGTATAGAGGAAGCCAAGAACCGTGGCACCGAGGCAATCATCAAGTTGCTCAATGCTAAGATTATGCAGGCAGAAATGTCAATCAAGAAGATTGTCAACGACTACCTCCTTAGCTCCAACGACGGTGTAACCAACCCACTTGAGTTCAACGGTATCGGCGGTTTCGCTGGTGCATTGAACACAGCAATTGGTGGCATCGATGCTGCAACTGAGTCTTGGTGGAACCCAACCATTCCAGCAGCAGTACAGGGCCAGACACTTAGCCTTGTTAACATGGCAAATGTTTACAACAATGCATCAAAGGGTAATGATGTTCCAGACCTCATCATCACCACTGAAGCATTGTTCAGCAAATACGAGTCATTGCTCACAAACAACGTTCGTTACCAAGACGTTGCTAAGGCAAATGCTGGCTTTACCAACCTGATGTTCAAGCAGACCCCAGTCGTTTACGACTTGGCAATGCCAGGCAACCAGGTATCAAATGCTTCGATGTACTTCTTAAACACCAAGTACCTCAAGCTTACTGGTATGAATGGTCACTGGTTCACCACCACTGACTTCCAGCAGGGTACAGTAAACGGATTGGATGCTCGTTACGCTCTCGTAATGGCATACGGTCAGCTTACTTGCTCCAACCGTTCACGTCAGGGCTACTTGTCAGCTGACGCGTAATAATTTAATTAGCTTCGGCTAGTTAAACAGGTTTAGCTGGTGCTAAGAGTTGAAAAGTTGTCATCCTTCGGGCAACTCTCTTGGCACCAGCTATTCCCTTTTTTATATGAAAAATTTTGTACAATATATAGACGAACAGATCCGAAGGATTAAATTATGAATAAAGACCTTGCTCACAAAAGCCAAGCTTTAGCTGGAACTGAACCTTATGGAACAGTTAATACTTTAAGAACTGGCATTGAAGTTCAAGCTATTTTGCCTGCTCATATTAAAAGCACTACCGAACTAGCTCCTCCAAGCGGCATAGAGTATGTTCATCCATATGACACTTGTCATTTTATGAGACCTCTAGAAAATGGTGATAGCGTAAGATGTGGTGCACCTAGAGCAAAAGGAACCGACTACTGCATCGGCCACCTAAAAAGAAAAGAAAAAGAAGAAGCTTCTACAGAATAGGAAGATAAATGGCACAACCAATTTCAACACTAACTACTGGTATCAACTCGTATTACATGATTCAGTTGATAGAAAACTTGTCTCAGTTAGATATTGGTTATGACCCAGAAATTGATGACATTGACCAAGACCTAGTGTTACAGTTTCTT